CGCAGACGGGGCAATTAAAATGGTATTTCATCATCGTCGTACCGACTAAACTCATGTCCCGCAGGCAACGCTTCCGGTTTTCCACCCAACTCGCAGGCGACGATGCGGTCGAACTGCTCGCCAGTCACCCGGCGAACGGTGATTCTGTGCGTTGGTGCGATACCACCGGCTTCTGCAATCGCAACGGCCCGCTCGGCCGTGTCGGGAAGCGGATCGTGGGAGCGCCGCAGCCACCACTGCTCGAACTTCTGTCGCGCCCAGCCGTCGTGCTCCGGGCAGACCCATTCGCTCTGGTAATCGTTCAGCCCGACCTGATAGGTGACCCGTAGCGTCTTAGGCGCGTCCTCGTCTGCCCTGCGTTTCGTATGCACTGAGTAGAAGACGTCCGCGACGTCGTACTCGGTGTCGATCACCTGACCCGATAAGATGCCTTCGCCGGACGCACGGGCGTCGTGCTTGCCGTTCTCCGCCGGCGGGAACTCATAGCCGCAATCCGGACACGCAGTGTATGCTGCATGGATAACTGCCCGGCACTCGGGACATTCCTTCGCCGGCGGATCGCCACCGGCGTCTCCTTGGCGCTCGACAATCTGAATCGCATCCACCGGACCGTGGCGCACGATGTTGCCTCCGTAGTCGAGAACCAGGCAATCGGCCTTGTCCTCGCAAAGACGGAAGCCGCGGCCAACCATCTGGTAATACAGCCCAGGTGAAGCCGTGGGGCGCAGGAGCACGACGCAGTCGACGTTCGGCGCGTCGAATCCCGTGGTCAACACATTGACGTTGACGAGATACTTCAGCGGCGGCGCCGTATCGCCGAACAGGTTGGTCGCCAGACGCTGGCCCTTGAACCGGGCGATAAGCCGGTTCCGCTCGGACGTTGGCGTGTCGCCGGTTACCAACCCGCACTCGTCACCGGTCATGCGCTGGAGCATCGCCTTTACGTGTTCGGTGTGTGCGACCGAAGCGGCGAAGATCAGGACGGCCCGCCGATCGGAGGTCAACTCGATGATCTCCCGGCAAGCGGCGCCGACCAGCTCGTCGGTGTCCATCAGTTCCTCGACCTCGCTACCGATGAACTCCCCGGCGCGGATGTGCAGCCCGGAGGTATCGACCTTCCGGCGGCCGGCCTTCGTCCGCAGTGGACACAGATAACCCTGCGCGATCAACTCTTTGACGCCCACCTCGTAGCAGATGTCGTTGAGTAGGTTGTCTGGCCCGCAGAGCATCCCAGACTTCATCCGGTATGGCGTGGCCGTCAGACCGATCAATCGCACGTTCGGGTTGACGGCCTTCGCATCCGCCACGAACGTCCGGTACATGCCCTCGCCGTCGGGCGGTAGGAGATGGGCCTCGTCGACGATAATCAGGTCAAAGCGGTCGAGTTCGCACGCCCGCCGATAGACGCTTTGGATGCCAGCAACGATCACCGGGTGATCCGTGTCGCGTCGCTTCAAGCCGGCCGAGTAGACGCCCACGTCGAGGTCGGGCGCCATGCTGCGGAGCGTGCCGGCTGTCTGTTCGAGGAGTTCCTTCACATGCGCGAGGATCAACACGCGGCCATCCCACTTGCTGACCGAATCCCGACAGATCGTGGCCATCACGGGCGTCTTGCCACCGCCGGTCGGGATGACGATGCACGGGTTGTCGTCGCGCGCACGAAGATAGCGATAGACCGCGCCGATGGACTCTTGTTGATAAGGACGCAACTGCATGGGCTACGCATTCTTTGCCAACGTCAAGTAGATCTGCACGGCCAGCTTCGGAAGATCGTCCAATCGAACGACGACCACCCAGGGCTTGTGATTCTGGCGGTGCGCGACGATCGGCACCTTCTCACCCGCGTCGCCAATCGCCTGCTCGAGTGCCTCGTACAGACGAAACCGTTCGGTCCGCTTGCATTCGATATGGATGTCGGGGATGTCGGCCGCTACGTCGGGCGAGCCGGGCCCGCCGTGGTACTGGCAACCACGACGGGCCTCGACACCGAGCAGTCGGGAAAGCTCGCGTGCCAGTTCCCGTTCCCCCGACGCCCCCTTGTCACGCGACTTTCGCCCCATCAGGCTTCCTCCACTTGACCAAATCGCGGCCGCATCGCATCTCCCGGCGCATACGCGCGATGAGATCATCCAGAGGATTGCGGCAAACGGCTGCCACCTTCGACGGGTCGCGATCGTCGTCGATCACCACGCACACTGCTACTGCGATCATCACTTTCACGGTTGCCTCCTATCTGGCCCACGGGGGCGTTTGGTCATTGGCGGGCGCCTGCTGGGGCTGGCCGGCGGCCGACTCGCGCTTGGCGTAGCCCTTTACTTCGTTGGTCACGTCGCCCGTGTCCTCGCGCTTCTTGCACTTGACCGTGACGACCAACGGCAGGTTGTGCAGTTCGACCGAGTCGCGGGGCTGCATCACGTCGACTGCCCGACAGATGGCCGAGAGGTTGCCGCGGGCGATCTTCTGCGTCAGCTCGTTTGGGTGACTGATGCACAAACGGTCCCAGACCTTCCGGCCCTTGCAGGGCCCGTCGAGCACGGTGAACTCCAACTGCAGGTAGCTCCCGTTGCCCGCCTTGGTCGGCTTCATCTCGCTGGCCGTGATCTCGGCCAGGTATTTGCCGGCCGGAAGCGGGTCCGGCGCGGTTGTCGGTTCGACGTCGTTCGCATTGAAATCGAGTGTCGCCATGGATGGCTCTCCTTCTTTCGGTTACAGGGTTTGTTGGTTCTCGGGGGTGCCCGCAAGGCTGCTGATCAGCGCCGGCCACGACAAGGGAAGCGTTTCGGGCAACCCGTAGCGGTTCTTGGCGACGCAGGCCGGAGCCCCCACGCAGCGGAGTATCCTCGCGCCGCCACTCTTCTCCCCCTTGGCCGCCCCGTGCTCGCGGGTGGCCAAAAGGATCGCGTCACACCATTCGCAGAGCATTGCTGTGGCATTCTTATTGAGGCGAGGTGAGAATCTATCGAAGGCCGTCGACTCGGGATCGGCGAACTTCTCGACCTTCGCGTGGGCCAGCAGGACGACGATCATGCCCTTCTGTTCCCGGAGATACCGCAAGGCATCGATCACCTGCCGCCATTGCGTCAGGGCGTGGACGTAGCCCTTGCCGTACCCGCCGTCGACCTTCTCGATCGACTTCGCGCCGTACTGTTTGCAGACGTGGTCGAAGATGAGCCGTTCGAGCCAATCGGCGCTGTCAATCACAACCGTCTGGTATTCGTGGTCCTCGGTGGAAAGGGCTGACAGATACGACAACAAGTTCTCGAACGACTGGGCCAAGGGAAACGAGTCGCAGTCAATCTGATCGAGACCGTCTTCGGTCGGCAGGAAGATGGGCACGGGAGCCTGCGCGGCGAGCGTCGATTTGCCGATGCCCTCCGTGCCGTAGATCAACAGTCGCGGCGGACGATGGCGTCGACCGCTATGGACTTGCTTGAGCAGAGACATGAACTTCCTTCGATTGGGATGGGGTGAATGAACCCGTCGCCCGCTTCTCATGCGATGTCGAGAAGCCGGACGTCTTCGTAGCCAGTGGGCCAACGGTCGGCTTGGCGCGAGATCTTCCATCGCTCGATAGCCGCTTCGTTCTCGCCCCGGGCGATCGCCAGCGTGTCGTCCGAGACACGCCACACACCGCACCGAAAGGGCTCCTTCTTCTCCACGGCCACGACGTGGACGGGAATGTCCTGGCTGATCGCTTGGGCGAGAACTGCCCGATAGAAGGCCATCTGGATGTGATAGCGATAGCGGCGGGCGTCGGCCTCGAACCAGGTGAGATCGTCGCACGTCTTCAGATCGACGATCCCGCGATGCGGGTGCGTCCAGTCGATCCGGATCTGGCACGGCACGTCGCAGTACTGCGCACGCACGACACCTTCGGCTCGGCCATAGAGAAGCAGGTCGACCGCCGCGTCGCTGAGCGCCACGCCGGCGGCCATGTTCTCGATCAGGTCGACCTGATCGTGGGAGAGGACCGGCTTGCCCTGTTCGGCCCGCCACTCGGCGAACTTCTTCGTGGCGCTGCCATACGGCTTGCCGGTCGTTGGGTTGATCGGCCCTCCCAGGGCAAACTCCGACTCGTAGACGTCGCGCCCCTCCAGGATGCGGCAATGGGCCGCCCGACCGATCAGATACGCCGGCGATTCCTTGTCGGCAATCAACCCAGCCCGCTTCTTGGCATGCAGATACGGGCACCGCATAAAGTCGAGCAACTGGTGGCTCGACAGATACGATTCCGCCTTGGCGTGATACTCGTCGGCCGGCTCGGCGCTGAGGATGCTCAAGTCAACTATTGGATCGTTCGGCATCGGGTTCCTCTCCTGGATTCTCGGCAAATGCGTCTTGGGTTTCGTGGTGTCCGTCGCACCGTGGCCCTCTATAAGGAAGGGGCCGCCGAGCCCGATTTCTCGCCGCCGAAAATAGAAAGCAACATGGGTTTGAACATGGGTTTCTAACGTCACATGTTCGTTGCCATATGGGCCCACATGGTCGCCCATATGTGTTGGCGTTTCCCATCTTGAATCCTAGATACGTGACCCCGATGCCCACACGAAACTTGCACACGTGACGTCGGCCGAAGTGGCCTGGCGCGAAACGAACCGCGTGTGTGAGGAATCGTGAAATGATTGACAACGAGTACGAAGGGTTGTTTGAGAAGCGGGAGGTTGAACTGATTCGACAGTGGGCGAAGCGAGGCGGCATTCAGCCTGAAGAAGTCCCCGACGTGTTGCAGGAGGTCGCGATGGTTGTCGTCCAGCAGCCCGACGATTGGCCGGCAACGACCAGTGCGGAGCGAAAGCAGTTGCTTTGGGTTGTGACCCGAAACGTCTTGGGCAAGATCAAACGAGCGGAACGACGCCGACGTCGACGCGACGAACAGAAGGCGACCATGGTCGAGGAAGCGTACTGCGACGATGCAACGCCCATTCGCCTCGACGTTCAAGAAGTCGTCGCTCGTTTGGATGAGCGATGCCAGACCGTATGCGAACTTCTTTCGCAGGGACTCTCGAAATCTCAGATCGCCGAGCGGATGCAATGTGGTTGGCACACGGTCGATCGACTGGTTCGCACCATTCGCGAGCGACTTGAAGAAGCGGAGGTGGACGCATGGTTGCGATAGTCGGCAAGCATCTTCCACCTGCCGCGAAACACGCCGGAGAACCCAAGGAAATGGCGAACAACCGGCCTGGACTTTCCCGACCGGTTGAGCTGTCTGTCACTGACCGATTCGGCCCCCCGGGCGCACCGCCAATCGCCACCGCCTGGGTCTCCGATCGATTATTGGCCGACACGATCGACGTCTGGTCGCGGGCCTACGATCGACCGGTCACGGCGGAAGAGGCATTGGAGATTCTGACCAACGTCAAGAGATTCGGAGAACTGCTCATCCGAGCAAAGGAGGAAAGCAAGACATGAATACTGTTGTGTGGGCGCGGGTGTCATCCCGCGAGCAGAAAGAGGGCTACAGCATTGACGCGCAGCTGCGTGCCATGCGTGACAAGGCGGCCAAACATGGCTGGACCATCGTCCGCGAGTTCGTTATTGCGGAGTCGGCGAAGCGAGGAGCGGATCGCAAGGCATTCAACGATATGCTGCGGTGGATCAAGAAGAACGCGAAGCGTAAGAAGATCGACGTCATCTTCGCTCACAAGCTCGACCGCGTCTGCCGCAATATGCGCGACGCGGTCCGGTTACAAGCGCTCGAGGATGACCATGGTGTGACGCTGGCGTTCGTCGAGAACGACTTCGGCCCCGGCGCCGCCGGGGCATTGTCGTTTAACGTGATGGCGGCGGTTGCGCAGTATTACAGCGACAACCTGCGGAGTGAGGTCATCAAGGGCATGGACGAAAAGGTCCGGCAAGGCTGGCCGACCGGCCTGGCCGCGTTCGGATATGTGAACGTGAAGGGAAATCGGGAAGAGCCCGTGCAGCCCCATCCGGAAACGAGCAAGACGCTGATCCGGATATTCGAACTCTACAGCCGAGGCAGCATGACGTTTGAAGGTCTCGCCGACCAGTTGGCTCGTGAAGGGCACATCCACCGCAAGAGCCAGCCGCGGTTCAATCGCACGACTCTTTCTCACATTCTTAACAACCGGTTCTACGTTGGAGAACTAATCCGCAACGGCAAGACTTTTCAGGGGAAGTACCGGCTACTGATCGACCGCCGGACCTTTGAGCGGTGCCAGGACATCCTTCATGGTCGAAACCGACGGACCGGGAATCCAACGCACCCTTTGGCCGGCGGGCTTCTCCAGTGCGCCTACTGTGGCAGCGGGATGACAGGCGAGCGAATCCGCCGAAAACTCGCTGACGGCAGCGATCGAGAACACCTCTATTATCGTTGCGCGAACAACAGCCCGGGCCCGGATCACCCTCGCGTTCGGTGGCGAGCAGAGGTCCTTGAGGAGGCGATCTATGCCGATCTGCTCGAGCTGAAGATGCCACCCGAAGTCGCCGCATGGTTTCGTGGGGCGCTCCGAGAAGCCTTCTCAGATGCGATCGGGCTGCGGGCAAAACAGAAGACGACGTTGACGAAACGGGCGACCGAGCTGAAGAACAAGCAAGACCGCCTTCTCGACGTCTACCTCTCGGGAGACATCGACGAGGGGACGTATGACGGGAAGTCCACCCAGTTGAAGCGGGAGATCGCGCTGGCAAAAGAAGCCCTAGCCAAACACGAGGCCACCACTGTGGCGGACGGCCAGACCGCTCTACGGCTCTTCGACTGGACGCAAAACGCGGCAGAATCGTGGCGCCGTTCAAACAATGGCCTCAAACGCGAGATTCTCGAAACCGTTTGTTTGAACCGTCGAGTCGGCGACGTAAGTCTTTACCTACCAAAGACTAAGCCCTTCGACTTTTTCGCCGAAGGGCCTAAAATCAACAATAGTCGGGGCGACTGGATTTGAACCAGCGACCTCTGCGTCCCGAACAACCAGGGCCAGGTTCGCAAGGTGTTGGCAAGCAAGGACTTACGACATCCAAGAACTCTGCTTGCCCTCAATCTTGCCTGAACTGCCGCCAAGCCGAGACCAATCAGGACAACTCTGGGCACAATGACCTGAGGGAGCGGCGAGACACCAACGGCGGACAAGCGGGTAGTGCCCTGCTGGAAATCATCCGCTTGCTTGCGAAGCTGAGCCCTGACGAACGGACTGCGCTGATCGGACTCCTCAATGCGTTGGGATAGCATGACGTGGCAAAGCTGAGTCTGTATGCCTGCGATCTACACTATTCAAAGAGTTCCGCTTGCGCCGGCGATTCGAGTGCGTTGGATGATCGGCCTGCAATGTGGCAGGCGCCGCTACCGATGTCGGGGTTCTTGCACGCGCAGATGCGGACCGTGATTTCGAACTCGGCCGCGATCGCTTGGAGTCTCTCGAACGTGGCTCGACGCGTCACTTGGGAAAGGGCGGTGATGGAACTGTTTTCGGCGTGAATGGCCAGGCGACTTCTTTCGGTGAAAGCATCGAACAGTCTTGTTCGCACCGATGCATCGCGCAGGTTTCTTCTGAGTGAACCCGTGATCGCCGGACGAAGGAACAGCGTGCTGGCCGCTAGGGTTGTGACGCCCGCCTCGGAAAAACTACGGCACACGTCGCGCAGGGAGGTTTCGTCGTCGGTCAACCCGGGCAGGATGGGATCGAGCCGGCCTGTCGTGACGATTCCTGTTTCGACCAGTTCCCGGGTTTGATCGAGCCGGACTTGCGGTGGTGTTGCCTGGGGCTCGAACATCCCGAGAATCTCTTCGTCGACGGTGGTCAAGCCGATCTGTGCTTGTACCAGCGACGCGTTGGCCTTCAAAAGATCCAAGTGTCGCTGCGGAATCCGGCCCTTGGTCAGAAACGACACGCCGATGCCCCACTCGAAGAGGATTCCCAGCACTTGAAGGGCCATGTCCAACACCTCGGGCACCGGCTGGAAGAGGTCGCTCGAAGGACTGAAGTAGACGGCCTGCGGTAACCGACGCTTGCGCTGCAACTCCTTCGTGAGCTTGGTGGCCGTGTTCGCGTACAGATGGATCGTGCCGTCGCGGGGTGCCGTCGTGTAGCCCTGCGTATAGCAGTAAATACAGCGGTGCGCACAGCCGGCCGTCAGGTTGATCGTGGCGATATTGGCCAGACACGCCAGACTGGACGGCGTAAGGACAGCCGATTTTCGCTC